CGATTCATGCAACGTAGCCTTTGGTAAATTTGAAGATGACCCAGCAACTATGCACCGCTCACTTACATGGCTCCAATCTCATGGCTAAAATCACCACAGACCCAATGACTGGCGACTATCATTCAGTCCCAACCACAACCAAGGAAGAGTTTATTGAAAATGATAAACTCATGACTCAATTCATCAAGACCTTTGATGCAGCTGATGACCCTATCGTCTACGTGCTGATACGTACCAGCCCCTACACATTCGATGACATGATTCTAGGTGTGTTTGACAGCAGAGAGTCTGCATTAGTTAGACTCAAGCGTGTTATGGACAGACCAGAAAATGATGAGACTTTCAAAATTGAAACTCACAACCTCAGAAACTTACAACAAGAAAAGGACTTAGACAGATGAGTACACTACACCACGAAGAAAGGCTGCTAGACCTGTTCGAGCAAATCCAGGAGGCTTTCCCCTACCTTGATGAGGACAAGCAAATCGAGCTTGCCAACAAACGATTCGAGGATGAACTCATATGAAAGATGCAGAGTATTTAGTAATGTTCTGGATACTTCCTATGAGTATTGTCTCCATCATCATGCTGGCCCAACCACAAGAACCATCTGACTCTTTTAGATATTCATTATCATGGCTAGACCCGACCCTTTTGACAACAGAATAAGAGAACTCAACAAGTGGAAAGCAACTGACGAACTGACCCAAGTTACATTTGACATGGGACACGAAGCAGCTCTCACGTGGGATCTCCCAGCAGCCTATGTATGTGTCGTCCGAGCAGTCAAGCAGGATGGCACAATACAAGAAAAGGCATACCGTCAAGCCAATGCAGCAAAGCGTTACATGAAAGGTCTACTCATGAATGATGACGACTACATCGTGATGACTAGCAATGCTGTAATGGACACCCAAACCGAAATACCATGAACCCATGTGACCTCTCCGAGATTCTTGACAGACTCGGCTACTACATCAATGATGACACTGGCGAGGTGATGCTAGAAATAGATCCCTGTGGCCCTCCTATCATTGACAACCTAATGGTAATACTAGCAGCTCAAGGGCTGTTGATTACCAAACGCAACCCAGAGTTTGAGCTAGGTTTCTACCTACCAAACTGGCGTACCTTCAACAGTATGGAGGAGTACTGTAAAGTATTTCCATACGAACAACAGTGTAAATCCTATGACATCTAACCTGACCCAACGACAAATTGATCGACTTGATGACTACGAATACTCTCTCTTTCTAGCTTATGGTGACGCATACAAACCTACACAGACAGTTCCTTCTCGAACAGGAAGCGATCAGCTGTGGGAGACAAAGGCTGCACGACTCCATGCAGAAATTAGAGGACAAATCCTACGCTTCCGCAAGCGTGTACGGGGTATCCTCAATCAGAGAGGCTCTTCCATATCTAATCAAGACTATTGAAGATACATTTCATAGGCTTGGTAATGGACAAGCTGGTAAGTTCTACCGAGAGATTGCTCTTTATCTTGATGACCTCGAACCCTTGGCAATAGCCACGATAGTTCTTAAAGTAACTTTCGATAGAGTGTTCAGTAACAAGAGACAATCTGACCTCATCACACCAACAATGAACGCAATAGGCTCTGCACTAGAGACAGAGTGTAAATTCAGATGGTACAAACAGCACCATCCTGGATTGATGAAATACATTGCGGACACTTACTTTCACGATGCTTGTGGCACAATGCAGAAGCAGATCATTGCGAGCCAAAAGTTTGGCGAGCGTGGTATCCGCTGGCAAGCGTGGGGTACAAAGACAAAGATCTCATTAGGAAGATGGGGGCTGACTGCAGTTATGGACAGCACAGGCTGGTTCATGATTAGCAAACGTAAGACCCACCGCAAGAAGTGGGAGTACAAAGTTGCTCCGACTCCTGTGTTCAATGACAAACGTGAACAACTTATCAAAACAGCTGAGTTGTTTGCAGGTATACCGTGGCCAATGTTGGTGCACCCAGATGACTGGGGATACGGTGAATCAGGTGAGATTATCTATGGCGGTTATCTTACAAATCGTATGATGAAAGGTCATGATCTTACTAGAAAGGGCAACCCCCTCATTAAACACGGGGAAGCACCTATTAACTTTCTAAACAAGTTACAGCGGGTGCAATACTGTGTAAATCTTCATGTACTGCAAGTGGCAGATGAGATGAGGAGTAGAGGTAGAGTAATAGGTAAGTTTATACCTATATCACCAGCCTTCAAACCACCACGTCCACCAAATGCTGATGAAGATGACAATGCCAATCTAGCTTGGAGACGAGCTATGGCTGAGTCGTACAATGCTGACCGTATCAATTTCAAACGATCAGTCAGAACACGTACACAATTAGAGGCAGCTGAAAAATTTAGAGATGAAACTTTTTATCTCTGCTGGTCTTTTGACTACAGGGGCAGAGCATACCCCATACCAGCTTTCCTCACACCTCAAGACACAGACTTTGGTAAAGCATTACTAAGATTCTCTGAGGAGTCTAGTGTGACAGATGAAGCAGAGCTGTGGTTATCTTTTCAAGTGGCTACAACTTTTGGTTTAGATAAATGTACACTAGAGGACAGACATCAATGGGTGTCTGAGAATATTGAGTTGATTACTAAAGTTGCTACTGACCCAGTTCAATACTTGTCTGAATGGGAGTCGGTAGAAGAACCTTGGCAGTTCATGGCAGCGTGTCATGAGTACTACCATTGCTGTGTCAAGAAAGACAAGCCAACTACTGGTCTTATGGTTGCAGTAGATGCAACATGCTCAGGCTTACAGATCTTAGCAGGTCTAGCCAAAGATCGTAGCACTGCAGAACTTGTCAATGTTGTCCCTAGTAATAAACCTAGTGACGCATACAAAGCGGTGGCTGAAAAGGCTAAAGAGTTTCTCCCAGCATACATGCACCCTTGGATGAACAGATCCGTGTGCAAACGCACGGTGATGACCATACCATACAACGCTACTAAGGATAGTAGTCGTAAGTACATACGTGAAGCGTTACTACAAAACAACATTGACCCTACAAAAGACGAGCTGACACAAGTTGTAAATGCTGTTTACAATAGCATGGATGCAGTCGTACCAGGGCCTATGAGGGTAATGCGATGGATAAAGAAGCATGTCGGTCAGTACATCAGAAATGGTGCTACTGAGGTAGAGTGGACTACACCATCTGGTTTTGTTGTCAATCAAAAAAGAAATGACATCGAGACAGAACAGATGGAGCTGCAGCTACTAGGACGTACAAGAGTTAGAATACCTACTGGTAAAGAAACTCCTAGTCCTACAAAGCATAAGTCAAGCACCGCTCCCAACTACATACATTCATTCGATGCTTCGATCCTTCACAGATCATTTATGCAATTTGATGAACCATTCACAGTTATCCATGATTCTGTTCTTTGCAGAGCAGGAGATATGGGAACACTCAATCGCCTTGTGCGAGAAACCTACACCAATATCTTTTCCGAGGAATGTTGGCTCTCGAAGTTCGCAGAGACTATCAATGCCTCAGAGCCACCGCCAATCGTTGGAACACTAGACCCTAAAGTTGTTTCAAATTCCACCTATTTTTTCTGTTAATTATGGCAACCACCTATGTCACTCCTGATCCTGTTACTCTTGATGGCTTTCAAGCAATCCTCAAGGCAGGGGAATGGGGCTACAAACTATCCGCACTTGTTCAAGATGATCTCATATCTAAACTTGAAGAAGAGCGTGAGTCAGCTCTTGAATGGGCTAGGAGCAAGGCTAAGAACCCTAAGAGGGTAACAGTCAAGCCTGAGCCTTGGGAAGAGCTAGACAACAACCAAGGTACATATCACCTACGTTTCAGCTGGAGAGATGGCGACAAGATATTTCCTGTCGTTGTTGATACAGAGGGGACACAGATAAAAGATACAGACACACCGATCTACAGTGGTAGTAAAGTTAAACTAGCTTTCTTCCAAAAACCATATGTCTTACCAAGCGGTGACATCGGTACATCATTGAAACTAAAAGCAGTGCAAGTTGTTAGTCTTAACAGCGGAGCTGGAGTTGTTGACAATGGTGACATGACAGCTGATGAAGCAGCTGATTTATTTGGTAAGTCAAAAGGTTTTAAGGTCGAGGAACCTAACGTAGATGCAAGCCCTTGCTCTGTAGAACCTGACGATGATTTCTAATGCGTAGCAAACTGGAAGAACAGGTTGCTGACTTACTAGAGGAGCTAGACGTTGAGTACCAGTATGAGTCTGAGAAGATTTCATACATGATTGAAGCACAATACATTCCTGATTTCAAAGTCGGGGATGTATACTTCGAGGCTAAAGGTTACTTTCCGTCTGACCAAA